CTTCTGACTGATGACAAGCATACCGGTTATTGCTGAAACTAGATCCCGTGAACTATCGGGTACTATCTGGTAGAATAGCAAAAATAACATCAAGATCAATAAACAGAATTGACACATTGTTACTAAAAACCTTGCGACAAAATGGAGTCGCCTTTGCAGATCAGGTTCCGTGATCCCGTTTTTCTTAGGTAATACTAAGTCTACTACGTCCTTCTTTTTCATATTTCATATTTTGTTTCAGGAAGAGGAAGTTTGAGTTCGATTCCATTCGTACCTTGACTCTTACCTTGTTGTCTTCCTATTTTGTCCATAAATTCAGCATTGCATTGTCCAATATACAATGTTCCCATTTCCATAGCTTGTTGAGTAGTTATTGTAATCAGGACCTTCTGACTATAATTTTCCCTTATTTTATCTACATAGCAATCACATATGGTTGCTACAAAATTTGGTCCAGCAGTAGGAACTTTCTGTGCATATGTCTGGGCGCATACTGCCCACATTGCTCTTAAACGTATTACTTCATAATCTCCGTGAAACCTTGGCTTCACTTGTTCAACAACTTTAGGTTCGGCAGCTGGAATTGGTACAATTTGATAATTGCAAGCAGACAGCAACATTACCAAACAGATCAAAGTCGCTGAAATTATATAATTTTGAATTAATTTCATCGATATCTCCTTTATGTATCTTTAAACTACTATTTATATAATGGACGAGCATAATAAAAAAAGGTGAAATAAATAAAAAAAAGACTTGACAATTCCGACGGACCTTGATATAATATATACAGACAATAAGAAAAGATTAATTTCTAACAAGAGAAAAGATGATCTGAGTTATTATGACCGTATAAAATAGGAAGCAAGCGATTCTCTGATTGCTTCCCCCTAGTCACCTACAGAGTTTTGATGTCACGATTGTTCGACTAAGGGACAATCTTCAATGAGACAGAATTCAAACGTAGACGGCCGATGTGACGGGGTTGAGATAAGTATCAGGGATCAGAGGGAGGGAACAAGCCTTCCAGACTAGGGGTTACGTTGTGAGGAAGCAGAATCTTCCTAAAGTACACGAGCCCTCAGTCGAAACATTTTATAAAGGCTGGCAGGAGTATTAGCCAGATGTGAGAGCCCCTAACTCAGTAGTAGTGATTCTAGATCCTCTAGGCTGATATGGGGCTTTTTCGTATACTAAATAGTAATATGAAAACGATAATTCACGCAAAATGTATTGATCAAAAAGTAAGGACTGCATTGTACGGAATGTTGCAATTCGCCGCCGTGAAGTTATTTCCAAGACGAATGAAAAATGTCTCAATTAAATTACACCTCAAACACTATGTTTATGAGGGTGAAGCAATGATTGAGGAAGATACTAGAATTAAAAATCCAAGAAATTTTAAGATTATCATTGATCCATATCGTATGGAGAAAGATGATTGGGGAAGAGAATTAAATTATTCCGAATGGGTTTCTAAGATACTTAGAACACTCGGACACGAAATGGTACACGTTAAACAGTATATAATGGGAGAATTGACATTTAAAAGAGGTGCATTGAGTTGGAAGAAAGAGAGAGTTGGCTGGATGACAGAAGACGAATATTACTGCTCTCCACACGAAGTCGAAGCGTATGGGAAAGAAAAATGGTTGCAGTTAGGATATACTGCGGTATGGAATGAGATACAAAGCCGAGAAGGCAATAGTCTCCAAATACTATGAAGTTTAGACACGGGCCCTCGATAGACTATAATGAACTACAAGAATTGCGTAAAGGAATGGAACTGCAATTCCGTTACAAATTTTATAAAGATCCGAAGTTTCCTTTCTTACAATCTCTAGGAATAAAACACATTATTCAAGGATTTGATGCGGGAGATGATGTCGGTTTTATTGGAACGTTGCATCTCTGGTGGGTATCAGATCCGACAGGTACTGTTACAGGTATTTGGGAATCAGAATGGATAGATACTCCACGAGAAGCGGTAGAACTTGCCATATCATTTAAGAAAAATCTATTGTATGATGAAGAAAAACTTGTACAGTCCCATAAGAAAGCTATTGCGGAAATGGCAGAAAAAGATGCAATGAGACAATTGCGAGAAAAAGCAAGAGAACAGGCAGAACAGGAAAGTGAAAAAGTTTTATGGAATTAGTGATTTTTGAGATAAATACTATTACGATTCAAAAAGCAACTTAAATAACAAGGAGCAAGATGAAAAATACCCCACTATACTACTGCGATATCTCGTAGTTTCCTATCTATAAATTTCCCGCAAACCAGAAGGTGTCACGGCACCTTTTTCGATTTTATAAATAAATCTATCTAGAGGTATATGGAAAAAGAATAAAAACAAACCCAGTGAAAAAAATGTCTATCGTTGTTACGAATGCCGTTGATGATTTTATCTCAATGATCAGGCGATATATTATTTTTCATAAGGAAAAACATATATGAGAATCAAAATTATATCTTTTATGACGCCATTATATGTAGTCGGATTTTTTGTTTTGACTTGGGCAGTATGGGCACATACAACTTGTCCAGATACAGCCGAAGCCACAGTTCTAGAAAAAGCTAGAATAGACTTAAAATTCAAACAACCTGATGATGTAGTAAAAGAGAAACCGGAGGATAAAGATATTCTAAAATATACATCTATATACTCTGGAGAACACTGGCGACCAGATGCAAAACTTACTGCATTTGTGAAGTCTATAGAAAATCACCCATTAGCGAATGGTAAGACGAAATTGGTCAAATATAAAGACTTTGGTTATATAGCAAAAGGATACGGAACTCGGGCCAAACACTTTAAAAAGAATACTGTAGAGGAAGCCGAACGTATTATGATTGATCATTTGCTTGCAAGTAACAAAGTTGTTGACCGACACGTAAAGGTTGATTTAACTCATCATCAGAGAAATGCTTTAGTTTCCCTGGTGTATAATATAGGACCTTTTGCATTTAGTACCTCCAAGGCTCTTAAAGCCTTAAATAATGGAGATATTAAATCGTTTAAAATTCACGCATTTGATTCCAAAATGGGATTCGTATGTGCTGGTGGAAGACACAATAAAGGACTTATGGTACGCAGAGCCCACGAACTAAATATATGGGAGAAAGGCTCGTATTATTCACAATTAGATACGTGATGGCTCTGTGGCCGAGTGGTTAGGCGGGGGTCTGCAAAACCTCAGATGTCGGTTCGATTCCGATCGGAGCCTCCATTAAAAAAGACTTGACAAACACCTTCAGTTGGTGTATAATACAACTATTATTTAATAATGAAGGTATATTATGGCAAAAAAACTAAAAGTTGAAGTGAAGGAATCAGCAGATTATGACAATTACCTAGGGGAAGTCAAAGACGATTCGTTGCCGACTTCCCTTGGTGCTTTTATGGAAGATGGCGAAGATGGTATTAATGATGAAGCGGATATCGAACAGTGGAGAAAACACTGGAAGAATATGCCAGCTTTCACCCAAGAAGAGAAAAAAGCCTATAAGCAAGTCATTATGTCTTTCAGGACAAAGGAAGACTACGAAGATTTCCAGAAAAGAATAGATCAAAGACTGACTGAAAAGACCAAGTCCGCTTGGCATCCTCACCTCGATGTAACAGCAAATTCTCTACTCCGTTGGATGGAGGAAGAGAATGATTGAACGAATTTATATTCCCACCGTTAGACGGACAGACAATCAAATTACATATAACAATCTTCCTGATAAATTGAAGGAGAGAGTCATTATGGTTGTTGAACCAGCCGAACGACACCTCTATAAATATCCCTGCGAATATCTTGAAATACCAGAAAAATTAGTAGGTACTTGGACTCAATTAGCAGAGACCCGATTGTTTATTCATAAACACGCAGGTGCGATTAAATATTGTGTCCCTGATGATGACATATTAATAGGACGACGGAACGCAAAGTATTGGACTGGAAAGTCTAATATGGAGAAATCTAAACGCCGTGCTACACAAGAGGAAATCCTCACGATGTATGAAACTGTGGATAAATGGTTTGAAGAAGAGGATATTGGAATTATAGGACTTTCTGATTCAGGAACACCTCCAGCAAACAATGAATATGAGGACACAAAAGACGTATATTCCTATATATTCTACGATGGAAGAATGATCTCGAAAGTAATTGATGAAATGGATATTACCTCATTACGAATAGCAGAAGATGTACTTTTTCTTTACGAAGCCTTGTCTCGAGGAATCAACACCAGGAAATCAACAGAATGGATGTACGATAACAGAAGTATGGTTGAAAAGAATCTTCAAAATACACGGGTAGTATGGACTGATATGTATGGTGACAAAGAAGATAGACCCAAGAATTTTTATCAGAGTGAAGAACATTATAAAGCAATGAGATATATACAAGAAAAATATCCCCACGGTGTAAAGATATTTGAGAAAGATGGGAAAATGAAAAATGTCAAATATTGGAAGAAAGTTTATAACCCATCAAAAAGTTCTTTAGAGTCGTTCTTTTAAAGGAAAGCGAATGACAGGAGCACCCGAAAACTATCCTCAATATCCTTTATACATAGCGTCCAAAGGACGTGCAGAAAGTATGATAACTTCAAAGAGTTTATCTCGGATGAAGATTTATCATTATATTGCGATTGAACCTCAAGATGAAGAGCCTTATGAAAAAGCCCTTGATAAATTTAAACTACGCCCGTATGCTACGCTTTTGCTTCTCCCTTTTTCTAATCACGGTGACGGTCCGGGTCGTGCTAGAAATTGGTGTTGGGATCACTCAAAAGATGTTTTAGATGAAGAGTGGCATTGGGTAATGGATGATAACATTGCAGATTTTTATCGACTTCAAAAGAACTTTAGATACCGAGTAGAGAATGGTGCGTTATTCAGATCCTGCGAAGATTTTTGTGATCGATATGAGAACGTGCAAATGGCTGGTCTACAGTATAGGTTCTTTATTGCTCCTAATCAGAAGTATCCTCCGTATGTAAAGAACACACGAATATATTCTTGTAATCTTATTAAAAATTCAGGAGTCCATCGATGGAGAGGTCGCTATAACGAAGATACAGACCTATCACTAAGAATACTGAAAGACGGAGATTGTACAATTCAGTTTAATCATTTCCTTCAAGGAAAATGTGCGAATCAAACTGTAAAAGGTGGTAATACTGAAGAATTCTACCACGTTCAAGCTACCGATAATGAAGAGTTTCAAGAGACTGGATGGAACGCTGAAGGAACTATTAAGAAAAGCCAGATGCTGGTGGATATGCACCCAGATGTATGCAGAATCGTATGGAAATATAGGAGATGGCATCATTTCTGCGACTACACTCCATTCAAAAAGAACGAATTAAAGTTTAAGGAAGGGATTCCTACTATCACCGATTCCGACAACAATTATGGCCTCGTTTTAACGAATACGGATAAGAAAGGAAATAGAGTATGATTAGGAAAAATGATTGGGTTGCTTATATGAAAGGATTAGATAAAGATACTTGTGATAAAATAATAAGATTGGCGGAAGAAAAATTGGAACCAGTTGGCGAAGAAACCTACGATAGACATATAGAAAATAGTAAAGATGAAAAGATAACTGATATTGTATGGACAGATGAACGTTGGATATATGATGCTGTTTGGGACTATATGGCACAAGCAAATGAAGAGTCTGGATGGAAATATGAGATTAACTCCGCTGAAAATATGCAAATCGCTCGATATAAAGAAGGTATGTTTTACGATTGGCATCCAGATGGTAGAGGAGATCATTTTGGTGTTTATAAGAATATAGGTAATCCATTGGTGCACGACCGAGTTAGAAAATTGTCAATGACTGTTCTTCTGAATGATGATTATGAAGGAGGAGAATTTCAATTTGCCTCATATTATCATCAAGAACCTGAAATGGAAAAAACGTGGAAAGATCGAGATGCTCCTCACAACAGGACAGATATCATAGAAAATAATATAGGAACAGTAATTGTGTTTCCTTCTGATAACTGGCACAGAGTTAAACCTGTGACAAAAGGAATTAGATATTCATTAGCAGTTTGGTTCTTAGGACCACCGTATGTATAATATGAAACATTATTATAAAGATATACAAGGCTGGTTTAGTAAACCACAAGCAAAATTATATGATGAAGAGATTGCAAGAGCCTTTTCCCAAGCAGAGTTTGTAGAAGTCGGTGCTTGGAAAGGTAAAAGCACAGCATATATGGCAGTTGAGATTATCAACTCTGGAAAATCTATAAAGCTAAATGTAGTAGATACCTGGGAGGGTAGTAACGAAGCGGCCCACAAGAGAGATCAAGCAATTATTGATGGAACTTTATATGAAGAATTTTGTGTTAATATGAAGCCAGTGGAATTTTTAATTAACACATACAGGATGACAAGCATTGAGGCAAGCAAAGAGTTTAATGATGGTCAATTGGATTTTGTTTTTATTGATGCTTCTCACAAATACAAAGATGTCAAAGAAGATATTATTCATTGGTTACCAAAAGTAAAAGTAGGCGGCACCCTAGGAGGAGATGATATTAAAGCCTTTAAAGGCGTTAAACGTGCAGTAGATGAATTATTTGGAGAGGGAAATTATCAGCAAAGAAGTAATGAATGGACGGTAAAAAATGATGAGAGAACAAAAAGGAATTTTAATTCCAGAACAAGATAAGTCTAAGTTTTGGGGTAAGAATTATGAGATAAGGGAATATAATAAAATTAAACCGAAAGGTTATAGAGCCATTGATATAGGTGCTCACGTCGGCATTTGGACACGCAGACTAGCAAATGATTTTAATGAAGTTATCGCCTTCGAACCGCTGCCAAAACATATCGAATGTCATAAAAATAATTGTGTGGGTCTTGAAAACGTGACTTTAAATGAAATAGCATTGTCCAATGTTAATGAACAAAAGGTGATGACAACAAAGGACAATAATTCGGGTATGTCTACGCTGATGACTCCTAAGTGGATCCTACCGAAAACCATAGTGCCAATAGAAACAAGAACATTAGATAGTTATAATTTTCCTAAAATGGATTTCATTAAGATCGATGTAGAAGGATGGGAAGAACAAGTCTTGAGGGGTGGTATGGATACTATTCTAAAATACAGACCTAGAATGTATATTGAAATATGGGCGAAGCAATATGATAAAATTTCAGATATATTATGGCGTGAAATGGGATATACTCTCCAGGAAATAGGAAAAGATAATTATCTTTGTGTGCCAGGTCCGAGAGTAAATCGCCGAAACTATAAATAGTTACTTTAAGAATGTAATGGTAAATAATCTGTCCGTGAAATGGAATTGAAATGGTCGACCAAAAGGAGAATCTAGTACGAAAAAGGGATGGAGCCCTAGAGCCTCTAGATTATGATAAAATACACAAAATGTTGGAATGGTGTTCTAATGGACTGAACGTATCCGTTTCTGAAACTGCAATTTCTGCTAATATTAAAATTGTTAATAAAATCTCTTCACGAGATATTCAACAAACATTAATTAAATCGGCCGCAGAAAAAATAAGTCCTGAGATGCCAGATTACGATA